AGTGGGGTCGCGCGTATCTGCGTAATGCATACTATTCTACTCATCCCATCTCACCCATAAAACTTCTCATGTCTTTCATACACACAACCTCATTTGGCACATACATTGTCTTTATCAACAACAGACGACAAGGTACATACTTTAGTCAAGCTAGTGCTCAACGTGCTCTTGACGAGTGCCTATCTGAATTAGTGTTGCCTTGCAACACATAGTCTTTGCAAGACTATAGGCTACCCCCTTTAATTTACAGGATGGCACTGTGTAATACTTTGCCTATATAGAAACACCCCCCTATGTTTTGTGGTACCATGTGCCATGGTATATATTTCATATACTTAGGTTCTAGAGGACCGATGTAAGGTTTGTATTGAAGGAGTTGTCTCTATAGCTGTATTCGTTCACTGTGTGGAAATGGTGCATCGAGGCGCAGGCGCTATAAGCGTCTGGGCTTGGGGGCATCCCCCGACAGGGCAGACTTATCATCTGACTATTACATAACGGAGATAGCGCTATAGACGAGGAGGCCAACGCCCTCAAACGAGAGAGCCGACGGGCACGTTGGGAATACTAACATGACGACTACAGGCACAAACACGAACAAGGTATCGAATCTTTCGATTGATCGTAAGAAGTTTGCTCTTGCTCAAGGTCAATTCTTTACACAGCAGCATCCTAAGGATCTGATTGTGTTGCACTTTACGGCTGGTCAGTCAGCTCGTAGTGCGTATGAATACTGGCTTAGTACGCCATTGCAAGTTGCGACATCGTACTTGGTTGATGTTGATGGCTTGATCTATGAGTGTTTTGATCCTAGTAGATGGGCTTATCATCTTGGGATCACTGGCGCTGATAGCGCTAATTGGAAGCATGACAAGAGGTCTATTGGGATTGAGATAGCTAATCCAGGTCCACTTGTCATTGATAAGGTTAATCCTAAACAGCTTAACTGGTGGCCTGGAGGGTTCACTGCTAAGTGGTGTACTTTGTCTGAGACCACCAAGTATGTTGTTGCGCCTTATCGAGGTTATTCTTACTTTGCTTCTTTCCCAAAGGAGCAATCTAGCGCCGTTGTTTCTCTTGTAGATAAACTATGTAAGGACTTTTCCATTCCAAAGGTGCTGCCTCCTGTGCCTAAGAGGACAGAGTTTGACATGAAGTTCTTCAATGGATTCAAGGGTATTGCCTCTCATCAAAACTTCCGTAATGATAAGTTTGATATTGGTCCAGCGTTTCCTGTTGAGCTACTATGATCTGTATCTTGTTGATTGTATTGGGTTGTTTGTCTATTTGGTTTGGCGCTGTACTGGCTGACTTCTCTATAGTGGCAAGGAACTTCACTAAGATTGAGAAGGTGTCATTCTTCTCAGTCTCAGTGTTTTGGTTATTTGTTGGGCTGAAGATGTTTATTGCAGCCTGGGAAGAGCTATAGGCTCTTGTCTACTGGCGCTGTTGTGCCAAAGGTTAAGTTCATATCAGACTTCAACCAAGTCCAAGGGACTCTGTATACCTTACCTATGCGCCGATAGGGTATGTTTCCTGAGCGAATCATTTTGTGTACCATGCCAGTGCTGATGTTCAAGTACTTAGCTACTTCGTTTACCTTGGCGTACCCTACTGAGTTTTCAGTGTTGTCTGACATTACTGTACTGTCTCGTCGACGATTGGATTTTTGACGTGTTCGACTAGTCTTGATTTAAGATATTCGTTGATGTCGTCAACGTGATATCGCACTGAGTGCCCAATCTTAGTGTAGACTGGTCCAACCTTTTTGATTCTCCACTGACGCACCATGCTAGTGCTGATGTTTAAGTACTCTGCAAGCTGAATATCCGTAAGGTAAGGAGACTGAGTATGGTCTATCATGGTTAGCTCGCCTCTTCAATGTTTGGGTTGAAGATGTCCTGCAACAGAATCTTTGGCGCCGATGCTTTATTAGGTTCGATTGAACTCTCTTCACGATTAAGAGGCCTCTTTGCTCGAGTTGTAATCGATGGAATCTCAATACGAACTACCTTCGGCGCGTTAGACAAAGATCTGATGTAGTCTTGCAAGCTAGCAATCGTATATCGAATACTCTTTCCTATTCTGATGAAGGCAGGGCCTTCCCCTGTCCTTCGCATAACTCTAATCTTTGCCACAGATACAGTCAGGTATTGCGCCACAGCATGTTCTTTCAACAAGAACGATTCAGCTAATGAGCTAGGTAATGCTTCTCTTGTCTTTTGCATCTTTGATGCTCCTCTTTGATCTTAGTCCTGTTTCGCTATATAGCTTACCAGACTGAACATAGTGTAGCACATCTTGTTCCTTGTACCTTATAGAGTTACCTAGTCTTAAGTACAATGGACCTCGTCCTTGCACTCTCCATTTCCTTACACTTGATACAGAGAACTTTGTAATCTTAGCAACTTCTGAGTCAATCAATAATGGCTTGCCTAACATAATCACTCTAGCGCCATTGAACCTTGTTTGATGTATGTACCTTGTTGCTAATATACTATATCTCTTGATGTATCTCTTATAAGTCCTAGAGCGGCTCCTCGCCGCCTTACTTGATTGTTTTTTGTTTGTTTGTTTTTGTTTCACGAACAAAGCAAACATTTACTAGTGTGAAGTGCCATCGAGCCTACAGGCTTACAGTCGTAAGCCTTCCGCGCCTCGATGCGTTGATAAGAGCCTTTGGCTCTTGATCTAACACTTCTGTAAGAGAAGTCTTATAGCGTCGATTATCGACGCATTGTTATGTGTATCCCTTATGGTGAACCTGAGAGAAGGCACAAGAAGGGTATCCCCCCCCTTTAGTTGTGATGATTGTGTATCCCTTATGGAGCCACCTTCGATCAGCACAGGTACCTTGTCTGGTTTGGTACCAACCTGTCCTCTTGGCAGTAGACCTGGATTTTCACCTTTGTCTTAGCGTTATCGCTTCGACCACCGCTCTACTGCAACCTCACCTAAGCTCTTACGTCTTGCCTTTCGGCGAACCGCTAAATCAGGTTGTTTCTCCCAATAGAACTGCGCGGCGCTTAAGCTGTATCGGGCACTGGGTTTACCACGCAGTAGGCGCTCATAGCTTCCTGCAACCCCGCACAACCGAAAACAGGACTGGTTGTATCCACGGTGGAATACAAGGACTTCTGTTCTCTCCGGCAAGCCGAAGTTTCCGTCCAATAATTCTACCTCCATTGTACAATGGATTCGAGATCTGTGGTACACTTATTTTTAGCATTGCTCATTTAGTGCTTGCTGGGGAAGGGACTGTATCCCTCTTTCTTGGCTATATCCCCCTCATGGCGTTAATCCTCCCCTACGCTACGAGGGGGTTTATGTTTTGCAATATGGCGCAACACCATGCTACACTATGTGCCATGATGAACGATACGAGAGAGCAATTGATTGATCGTGAGGCGCGTAGGGTGGCTATTGAGGTACTGAATGGCGTCAAGGATGACGGCGCTGTGTACGATGCTGCAAGGGCTAAGGAAGAGGCCAAGGTAGCAGAGGGAGAGGAGTGGGCGCGTTCTATGTCAGGGTTCGTGCAAGAGCTTACAGGGCAAAAGATCGACGACGTGAACTACATTGGGTTCAGTACAGGACGCCGCACGTTCAAATTGATATGCTCGTAGTTGGACCACGAACAGAACATAACAGATAAGGAGTTGTCTGCATACCTGAGGATCTCTGTCTCTCACCTCAAGTACTGGCGCTCTGTTGGTTATGGGCCTGTTTATTCTAAGAGCAGACGTGGATTGGTAGAGTACGAGCCTATCTATATTGATATGTGGTTGAGGTCTTGTATGGTTGATCCAGCAAAGGATCCAGCACAAGAAGAAGAGATCTCTTTAGTGAATGGCGCTTTTGAGATTTATGTTGGACGACCAGGAAGATAGTTGTGCTATATTGAGGTTAGGCGATTCTAGTATCGCTTATCCCCCTTGGTTGTCATTAAAGGCTCTCTTCCTCAGAGGGCCTTTTTTGTTGGCCTAGTTTTTGAAGATGAATGCTTTGTATGCCCAGGAGAGCAAGGCCCCTACAAATGATGATAAGGCTACTATCGTTCCCCATATCGTCTTTATTTTGTTGTGGTTACGCTCTAATTCTGAAACCTTATCTTCACACTTTTCAGTACGACCGTTTAGCTTGACGAGGTGTTCTGAAATGTGTTGTAGGTGTATCCTGCTTTCAGCGGCTTCGACCCTTAAGTCGGAAAGTATCTGTTCAATGTTTCCCATTAAGGTTCTTCTCGTCTGAAAGTTTTGTCTGGCACATACTTAACATTGTACTGAATTCTCATTGTTTGATAGATTGTTGAGTAGTGAATATAAGCAATATCCTTGCTGGTCAGTACACTCCGCAACAGATCACTAAGATAATAGCCAAGGCAAAGCAGCTCCCATATGATGAACAGGTTGAGCTGGCGAACTTGCTTGGGCAGTACGAGAACATTCTCAAGGTGCAGAAGTGCCAGAAGAACTTTATTGATTTCGTCAAAGAGATGTGGCCTGCCTTTATTCCCGGTAGGCATCATGATATCATGGCCGACGCCTTTGAACGAGTGGCAAACGGAACCTGTAAGCGCCTGATTATCAACATGGCACCTCGCCATACAAAATCGGAATTCAGTTCGTACCTGCTCCCAGCTTGGTTCCTTGGCAAGTATCCAGACAAGAAGATTATCCAAACGGCACACACAGCAGAACTTGCTGTAGGGTTTGGTCGAAAGGTAAGGAACCTAGTCGGCAACCCGCACTACCAAAAGATCTTCCCTAACGTGTCTCTTTCGTCAGACTCCAAGGCCGCTGGTCGATGGAATACGAATAAGGGAGGAGATTACTTTGCCATAGGCGTCGGAGGAGCCGTAACTGGAAAAGGGGCAGATTGCCTCATCATTGACGACCCGCACAGTGAGCAAGAGGCCGCTATAGCTGCTGCAAACCCTAGCATTTACGACGGCGTGTACGAGTGGTATACGTCTGGTCCTCGTCAGCGTTTGCAACCTGGAGGGGCCATTGTTATCGTCATGACTCGCTGGAGCAAGCGAGATCTATGCGGTCAAATCCTAAAGGCATCGTCTCAGAAAGATGGCTTAGATGAATGGGAAGTGATTGAGTTCCCCGCTATCATGCCGTCTGGCAATCCGTTATGGCCTGAATTCTGGCCTCTGGAAGAACTGGAAAAGATCAAGGCTGAACTTCCTGTCGCCAAGTGGAATGCACAGTATCAGCAGAATCCTACCTCTGAAGAGGGTGCTCTTGTAAAAAGAGAGTGGTGGAAGATATGGGAAAAGGACGAGCCGCCAGTCTGTGAGTACATCATTCAGTCCTGGGACACCGCACTAACCAAAGGCACTCGATCAGATTATTCAGCCTGTACGACATGGGGAATATTCTACGAGAAAGACAATGATGGTAAAAGGGTAGCTAAGATTATACTCTTGAATGCGTATCAAGATAAGCTAGAGTTCCCTGAACTTAAGCAAAAGGCGCTAGAGGAGTATCGTTATTGGAAGCCAGACTGTTGCATCATTGAAGCAAAGGCTGCTGGTGGACCACTTGTGTTTGAGTTACGCAAGATGGGCATACCAATTCAAGATTACACTCCATCTCGTGGTAATGATAAGATTGTTCGTGTAAACGCTGTTAGTGACATATTCGCTTCAGGTTTTGTTTACGCACCTCCTTTGCGCTGGGCAGAGGAGCTTATTGAACAGTTCGCTTCGTTTCCTAACTCTGACCATGATGACCTTGTTGACAGTTCAACGCAGGCCCTGTTGCGATTCAGGCAGGGCGGGTTTATATCAACACAGAGCGATGAAGACGAAGAGTACGTTCCCAACAAGAAAGCAGATTACTACTAAGGTCAACTATGTCTTTTAACCCTAATCAACTTACGACGATGGAACAGGTAGATGAAGTTGTTGATAAACTAAATGCTGCCGGGATTGGAGGTGGAGTATCTTCTATCTACCTTCCTGAGTGGTCTGGACCTTTTCTTGAACCTAGTGATGGCGTGTCGCGCCAGTATTGTGTAACTTATGAAAACGGATCGACTGGTCACAATGTTGGCCTGATTCGCATTACAATTGAAAACAACCCTCAAGGTTGGCAGCAGATGCTTCAAGACGATGCGTCTCAGGGCGCGAAGAAAGAAGATTAACTTATGATTGATAAGCCTTTGGAAGAAACAAACTTTTACCCCGGCAACAGGGTAGAAACTGAAATTGAGATCGAGATATCGGATCCAGAGGCTGTATCAATTGAAACCGAAGACGGTGGGATGATTATTGAGTTCGGTCCTCCTGAAGACGAAGAAGGTGGTTTAGCTGATCTTCCTCACTCTGTGAACTTGGCAGAGCATATTGAAGACTCAGAGTTGTCAACCATTGGGAGTAAGATCCTGGATGTATATCAGGAGGACTTGGACTCTAGGCAGGATTGGGAACGCGCCTATAAAGAAGGTCTCGATTACCTTGGCGTAAAGACGGAAGATCGGAATAAGCCTTGGGCTGGGGCCTGTGGCTTGTTCCACAACATGATTATGGAAGCTGCTGTGCGGTTCCAGTCAAACGCAATCATGGAGATCTTCCCGGCTACTGGTCCAGTAAAGACTCAGATCATTGGTGAAGTTACCGAAGAGAAAGAGGATCAAGCCCTTCGTATTCAAGCAGATATGAACTATTTGCTCACCCAAGACTTGAAGGATTATCGTCCTGAAACTGAGCGGATGTTGTTTGGGCTAGCGTTGTGTGGCAGCGCCTTCAAGAAGATCTGCTTTGATCCGTTGACTGATTCACCGGATATCAAGTATGTCCCGGCACAAGACTTCATCATGCCGTATGGGGCTACTAGTCTCAAGACGGCAAGCCGATACATCCACGTCATAACGAAGAACATTAACGAAGTCAAGAAGCTACAGTTCAATAACTTCTATCGAGACATTGAAATACGCCCTGACTTTGATTCTAGTTCTCAGTTGAAAGAGAAGATAGACAAGATCAGCTATGAGTACAAGCAGAACGACGAAGACTCTGTCACCTTGCTTGAGGCTCATATTGACTTGGACATTGCTGGTCTTGAGCATGTAGACGAGGATGGTGAGCCTACTGGTATTGCTCTTCCGTATGTTGTGACGGTGGAGAAGTCCACTGGTGATGTCTTGTCGATCTATAGGAATTGGGACGAAGACAACCCTAAGAAAACAAAGCTGATTTGGTTCTCGTCCTATAACTATGTTCCTGGCATGGGCGCGTATGGGTATGGTCTAATCCATCTCATTGGCTCAAACGCCAAGGCTTCGACTGCTATCCTGCGCCAGTTGATTGATGCTGGAACCTTAGCCAACCTTCCTGGTGGGTTGAAAGCTAAGGGTATGCGTGTGGCTGGGGACGACAGTCCTATTCAGCCTGGAGAGTGGCGCGACGTTGATGTCGCTAATGGAGACATCGCACGGTCGTTGTATCCCCTACCGTATAAAGAGCCTTCGCAAACTCTACTGCAACTTCTAGGAATTGTAGTTGAAGATGGTCGTCGATTGGCTTCTATCGC